TATTTTGGACGATAAACTCGATTGGCTGTATCTTATACTGCTTATAATGATTGCCACCTATTTGCTTATCTATGGCTCTCTGCGTGGCTGTATGGGGCTTTAAAGTAGCTTTCCTATCCATTTTCCAGATTTATCTTTAATAAAAGGCTCAATTATTGGAAGTCCATTTTTAATAACAGAACAACCAATGAGTGGTCTAGCTTTTTGAACTTTGTTATATCTAAAGGCAAGGGATTTATTATCTATCATGCAACCCACCTGTAAGCCATAATACAAGCCTAAACTGTTGCCATACCATCTACAACCCATTGAACTGTGATAATGTCCTTGTACACAACTCATTCCCATGCTTTGTGCTAATTTTAATACATCTGCTGTTTTACCATGACAGAAATAAACTTTACCAAGTGGAGTATCTATTGTTAGATCGTCATGCCATTTCCAACCTTTACCAACTTGTAAAAATTCATTGTAATTTCTTAAATATGCTTTTGGTATTCCATGCTTTAATGCTTTTCTATAAACTAAACTTCCGTGATTAGAGTCCATCAAATCCATTTGTGGAAATATTTTTTCTAATTCATGTATAGTAGGTAAAGACATTTTTAATTCATCTCCAGCACTAGGTAAGTCAGGGTCACTATCGTGAAATGATAATGCGTGTTTATCTAATTCGTCTCCAATATGTATGACTTTATCAAATGAATATTTTTTTTTTAACAGTTTCAAATAAGGTATTAATTCAGGTACATGGTAGGGTATATGTGTATCGCTGATAATCAGAACTGACTTATAAATCATACAAGTATGTGTTGTATATTATTTTGATAAAAAGTAAAGCACTTGGGCTATAAACAATAAAGCTACTGCACCTACACCATACATAATTAAATTTGTTAGGCTATCAAACTTGTTATCTAATTTTTCATTTATCTTCTCAATGTCCTCGTGCATATGAGCAAGATGGTTATTTTTAATTGTTGAAATATCTTTTTTTAATCCTGTTACATGACCATACAACGATACGATATGTTCGCCAGTTGTTCTAGGTCTCTTAGCCATTAGCTTTGAATCACTTTCTCTAGGATTAATTCAAATCCACCAGATATAGAACTTGTTGCTGAAGATTTTGCTCTCATTTCAATATCTGTTTTAGCTGGTATTATTTCTGGTACATGAAAGTTTTTTTCAGTAAATCCACCTCTTGTAGTTACAAATGATCTAGTATTCCAAGAGTTTCCATTATCAAGTTCTTTAATTCTAAATTTAATTTCATTTTCTAAATCTTTTGAACTACCTACATCTAATTGAACTAAATAAGCCTGAAAAAATCTTGGAACTGTATAAACAGCCATTAATGTTTGACCATATGTTGGCTGAATTTGTGCTACAGTTGTTGATGATACAGTTATTGTAATTGTACCAACATTTGTATCTCCTGTATTAGCATTAATCATTCTTGCTCTGAATACTCTTATAAAAGAAGTTGTTGATGCAGAACCACCTATTGTGATTGTTTCTGTTGCTAGATCGTAATTAGAATCTAATCCTACAATTTCTACTGTTCCATTATTATCTGAGCCTGTATCAGATGAAGTTGCAGTTGCAGTACTAGGAGAAGTTATAAAAGTATAATCTCCCCCACCGTCCCAGATTGTTTCAAATGATGTTCCTACTGAACCGTTATATCCAAATTTTTGTATGGCTTGGAAATTATTTACATCTCCTCTTTGTACGGATAAGCCAAATGGTATATTATAAACATCACTAATCATTTTTTCTTTCTCGGTTTATATTTTTTAATAGCTTGTGAGATGAAGATGTTTTTATATAGAGAAACCTTTTTGCCAAACTTCTTATCAGCTTTTCTTTTAGCTGATTTATATGCTTTAGACTTCTTATTAAAAGATTTTGGTTTACCTAATCTCTTTGGTCTAGCTTTGGCATATATCGGTTTTTTTTTCATTATTTCTTCTTCTTCTTTTTGTATGCTTTAGCTTTTTTCTTACCAGCTTTTGTGTAACTAAATTTTTTTCCTCTTACCATTGGCATAATCGTTCTCCTATTTGTTTGCGTTTCTCATTATACTGGCCAAACTTTCACATCTTTTTGTGGTTTGTTTGTGCCAATTACTGTCTATCATTTCTTCACTAGCTTTTAAATAGTTTTTTTGTTTTATGGCTTCCCACATCTTCTTGAATTTCATAACTCTTGGTTTTCCTAATTGAAAACACATTTCAACAATTACACCAAAAACAATATGATTATGTTCTATTCCTCTTAATAATTCTCTAGCTGAATCTAATGCTATTTTAAAATCATTATCAAAAACTTCTTCAAGAGTTTCTTTGTCATAAGCAACACCCTCAACAAAGTTATCAGAGGGTAATACAAGATGCCCATAACCAATAGTAGCAAAGCCCAAGCTATCGGAATACACAGTATCCCTAAACCCCTCGTGTTCTTTAATTCGCTGTTTAATTTCTTCCATATATTATTTTTCCAATGTCTACTGACATTTAATAATTTGTTTATCATTTAACAAAACTTGGTAGTCCTAACATAGTTCGTCCATCAAATTTGTTTTTATCAGCAAATTTACCATTTAAATGATTATAATGTAGAAATACTTGACCACATATATTACCCTCAAATGGCTCTCGCCAATGTTCTAAATCACAACCATTATAAACTAACATATCTCCTACTTCAAGAACCACTTTATCTCCTTTAGGAGCATTAGGTTTATGTATGTTTTTATATTCATCAATAACATTATCACTACCTGTGGAATCTATAAATATAGGCCATTGATCGCCACCTAAATTTAATGTTGTAGATATTTCACAACTTGGTCTATCTTTATGTCTTTTTAGTATATCGCCTTTTTTATATGCTCTAGCATAAGAATAAGTAGGTATTAAATCTAAACCTGTTTCTTGTTTCATTATAGGTAATACTTTCATTAATAAAGTTTCCATTACAAAATCTCCATAACAAGAATAAGTATTAGGTATTTGTTGATCTTTCCATGTACCTAAAATTGATGACTCAGAATGTATATTATGTTTATACATAAAATTAACTGCATCTCTTTTAAGTAAAAAATAGTTAAAGATAAAATTAGCTAAATCATAATTTATTGCTTTTTTAATAACTTTATATTTAAACATTATACAAACATTCCTTTCTGTAAAAAATTAAACGATACTGATATTCTTATTTCATTAGATTCATTAGGGTCTACACAATGTAATAACCAAGATGGAAACATAATTAATCTGCCATCTTTAGGTTCATAATGTGTTTCTCTATAAAGTCTTGGTGGTAATTGTCCTGATTTTAATTTTGGTCTTATCATAGAAGCTGAATTTCTTGGGTCATCTATTTTTAAATGTCCACAATTTTTAGGTGCTTTTACATAATAAACACCTGACCATAATGAATTAGGGTGTTGATGTGATCTATTCATTCCTCCTGTTGGATTTATGTTTGCCCACATATTACCTAAAAATGGTTCACTATCTAAATGTTCTTGATCGTAAATAGTTCTTTGTGCTTCATATAACATATCTACTAAATTTTTATATTGTGGTCTTAGGTGCATATCTGTTGTTGAGTGCCAACCTTTTACATTAGTTCTAGTAACTCCTTTATCTTGATTAGACCAAGCAATAATATCTTTTTCTAAATCTTTATTCAATGTTAGGTGTTTTATATCTGCAATATAAATAGGTGTTGGAAAATAAAGTTCTCTAATCATCTTAATGGTGTACCTCCGAACCACATCACTAAAGATTTTCTATTACCTTTAATAACTGGTTTAACTCTATGTCTTACAAAAGATGCAAAGAATACTATTTGACCTTGCCTTAGTTTTGCCACTTTACCCTCTGACATAACTTCTAAATCTCCACCCTCAAATTCATCTTCTGGCGATAATAAACAAGTCATAGATATTTTTCTTACAGGTGGTTCATGCGAACAATTAATATCACTATCAATATGCCAATCGTAAAATCCACCCTCAGGATATTCTGTATATTGTGCAGGTTCAGTTAATGTCATTCCATCAAATCCAAAATGATTTCTATTTGTTTTTTGCATTAACTTTTCTATATCTTTATACATATCCAACATTTTCTTAAATGGAATCCAACTAATATGTGAGGTTCTAGTTTTAGTATCTACAGTACCACCTGATTCAC